GCTGATCGTGCTTCTCGTCGTAGTGCACAAGCTAACCGTGATCGCACAGTCAATACTAAAGAGAACGTGACTCTTCCTTCCATGCCTTTTGCTAAAGGTGGCATGGCTAAGAAGTACAACAAAGGTGGGTACGCTAACTGTGGTGCCTCTATGAAGCCTGACGGTAAAAGAAGGAAGTAAGATATGTGGCTAGCTGTCGTAATGTACTGCACCACTCCAGATGTTACGACATGCCAAGTCATAGCAAATACTGAGAAACTGTATTACTCTGGGGAAGCATGTATGGCAGATGCCACAGATGTAGAAACTGCAATCCTTCTGCAAATGATGTATGCCAAAGCTGGATGTTTTAAACTGGGTGAGTCTGTATAATGCCTCTTACGAAAAAAGGTGAAAAGGTTAAAGCTGCCATGAAGAAGCAGTATGGTGCCAAGAAAGGTGAGCAAGTTTTCTATGCCACCGAAAACAAAGGCAAGGTCAAAGGTCTAGTTAAAAAGAAGGCTACTAAAAAGTGAGTCTTACTTCTTATCCTAAGTATACCTATATTGCAGAGGGTGACGGTAACGTAAATCTTTACGGTACTGCTCTCGACTCTTTTGGTAGAATTAGGGTAAGTGAACCCTACACACTCTTTGACAGTCAGAACCGCTATGTAAAAGATCCTCAGTTTGATGAATCGCTGACTGGAAGTGCTACAACTACCTTTGTTGCTAATGAAGGTGTTGTTGATATGGATGTTACCATAGCCAGTGGCGACAAAGTTATACGACAGTCTAAACGCAGGTTTCCGTATCAACCCGGTAAATCTTTGTTAGTACTAGCCACATTTGTAATGGATGAGGCACAGACAGAGCTTCGCCAGCGTGTTGGTTACTTTGACGACAACAATGGTGTTTTCCTGCAGCTTGATGACGATGAACTTAGTTTTGTGCTTAGATCATATGTTACAGGTTCAGTTGTAGATACCCGCAAGGTAGCAAAGTCAAACTGGAACATAGATAAGTTTGATGGAACTGGCCCTAGTGGTTTGACCCTTGATATTACAAAAGCTCAGATATTGTTCTTTGACTTTGAGTGGCTGGGTGTTGGTTCTGTTCGTTGTGGCTTTGTGATTAACGGTAAGTTCTATCTTGCTCATGTTTATCACAATGCCAACTTGATTTCTACCACCTACATGACCACTGCAATCCTGCCAGTGCGCTATGAGATTGAAGCTAAGGCTGCTTTAACCTCTGCAGCAAAATTAAAGCAGATTTGTTCTACTGTAGTCTCTGAGGGGGGCTACCAACAGAAGTCAAAACTTCACTGGGCTAGAATGACTACAGATACTACGCTCAGCACTTCCTTTGAACCCCTTGTGAGCATACGGTTAAACGCAAGTAGACTAGGCGCTGTTGTTCTTCCTGCAAGGTTTATTGTCCTTCCTCAGACTTCTCCTGCAGATTATGAAGTTGCTCTAATTAAAAATGCAACACTTACTTCTGCATCTTACACTACAGGCTCCTTTACCAACGTAGACTTTGATGTGGCCGCAACTGCACTGTCTGGTGGTACAATCGTAGACGTTGTATATGTATCTTCATCTAATCAATCAGGTGGAAGTCTTGAGCAAGCTGTTGATTATAACTTTGACTTACAGTTAGGTGTTACGATTGGTGGCACTAGTGATGTGTATACTCTAGCTGCTCGTGGTCTTAGTGGTACTCCAGACATGATTGGCGCATTGGCATTCTGGGATTTGACAGACTAATGGAACCTCGCAAAAAAAGAACTGTTAGCAAAGAGTTGACCACAGGGGATTCTGATATCTACACCTGTCCAGATCTTTTTGATGGGGATGTTCACAGTATCATTGTAACGAATGCTTCTGCAAATGTAGTTACTGTTAGTCTTGATTGGTATGACAGTGATACAACAACATACTATACCATTATGGAGCAAGTGCAACTTAAGCCCTATTCTTTGGTGCAGTTAACTGAATACCCTCTTTACTTGCGCAGACAAAATAAGATTCGTGGTTTGGCTAGTGCTGGATCAGCAGTTACAGTTACTGTTGCGGTTGAAGAATCTTTTAATGGCGTGGCGAGATAATTAAAGTATGACAGAGTTGCAATAATTGCAATAGTATGGTATAACTAAGTATGTTATAACTACTCCTGTTGGACCATCTGGTCCTTATGTATACACAACAGGAGTTAAAAATGCTGAAGCGCATTTACAATTATTTAATTAGCTATCAAGAAAAAAAGGTTGCACTCTGGCAAATTGACAACCTCAGTGATGCACAGCTTAAAGACATTGGCTATACACGCAGCCAGCTATACGAGGCAGTATATGGCAAGCCCATCCAAAACAAAGTCAAGAGTAAACGAAGCTGGCAACTATACAAAACCAGCAATGCGTAAGCGTTTGTTTGAGAAGATTAAGGCTGGCACCAAGGGTGGTAAGGCTGGGCAGTGGTCGGCTAGGAAGGCACAGCTTCTTGCAAGTGAGTACAAAAAAGCAGGAGGCGGCTACCGTGACTAAGAAGCTTACAGTAGCTGAGAAGTACAGGCAGCTTAAGGCTCAGACTGAATCTGCTGGCATGAAAGTAGAAGAAGTTGATGGCAAGATTGTTGTCAGAAGAAAACCTAAGAATAAAAAGTAATGCCTACAAGTATTGAACTTGACATTAGATCTTGGTCTGAGCAAGTACTAGAAGTACCCAATGCACACCTTAAGGGCTTACCTGCATGTCCATATGCTAGGAAAGCTTGGAGAGATAACAAGGTACTCGTAACTGAAACTCAGAACATGAGTAGCTGGGCTGACCACTATTGCCATCACTTTAATAAGTACAACAAAGATTTGATTATTGTAGCTTCTTATAACCTACCTGACATAGATGACTTTAATAGTTTTATTGAAGATCATCTAAACGCCAACTATCCTAAGTTACACTGTATGGGTTTTCACCCTGAGTATGGAGCAGAAGATGCTGAGCTAGACTTCTTGCTAGAGAATGACTGGCACAGTGAGATAGAAGAAGACTACTGCATGATTTTTATACAAAATCTAAAGCTTGTAGTAGAAGCAAGTGATAAACTAGAGCCGCTTGGTTATTATCAAGCATATCCCAAGGAAGAGTACGAAGCCTTGGTAGTACAGCGAAAAAGGAAATACCTCAATGGCAATGAAACCCCGTAAGATGAAGCGTGGTGGCACAGCTACCACAGAAGATAAGAAAAAAACAGGCATGATGCGTGGTGGTATGGTCAAGAAACCTACCGCCATGAAACGTGGCGGCATGGTTAAAAATAAAAAGTAAAATGACTAAGAAGGCACCACAAAAATCTTTGGATAAATGGACACGTCAAAAATGGCGTACCAAAAGTGGTAAGCCTTCTGGTGAAACAAATGAACGTTATTTACCAGAAAAAGCCATTGAGTCGCTTAGTAGTTCTGAGTATGCTGCAACAACTAAAGCTAAGCGAGAAGGTACAGCTAAAGGTAAGCAGTTTGTGCCGCAGCCTAAGAAGATTGCAGAAAAAACCAAACGATTTAGAAGAACTTGATTGAGGGTGCTATGGCATTTAAACTTTCCAAAAGAAGTCTAGATAAACTAAAGGGTGTACACCCCAAACTAGTCACTGTTGTAAAAAAAGCTATTACATATACTACAGTTGACTTTGGCGTTACATGTGGTATGAGACTTCTGGAAGAGCAAGAGCGTCTTGTTGCTGCTGGTAGATCACAGACAATGGCATCCAAGCATCTCCTTCAAGCAGATGGTTACTCTCATGCTGTAGACCTTGTTGCTTATGTCGATGGTGAAGTAACTTGGGAACTCAATGTTTATGACAATATCTGTGATGCTATGGCTAAGGCTGCAGATGAAGAGGGTGTAGCTATCAAGTGGGGTGCCGCTTGGTCTGAGGGAGACATTCGTTTTTACAAAGGTACGGCAGAAGATGCTATGAACGAATACATTGATCTTCGTAGATCGCAAGGGCGTAGGCCATTTATCGATTCGCCTCACTACGAATTGATGTAATTATACTAGTTGCAGGGAAGTTTAAATATGACCACTGAACAATGGCCCCTTACAAAATCTGTACCTTTAACTTTTATTTTTGCTATACTTTTGCAAACAATGACTCTTGTTTGGTTTATTGCAAATCTGAATAGTAACGTTGAAGATAATGCCAGAGAGATTGTGCGACATGAAACACGCATTCAATCTCTTGAAACAGCAGTTCAAAGCCAAGCCGTTGCAGTGGCTCGTATGGATGAAAACATTCAAGCTATCCGCAGTATGATTGAGAATCTTGTCAGAGAACAGACAAGTAGATGACGCTGTGTGTTCTTGTCTTCGTAAGCTATGGACATCTTTTTATAAACAATCAGGGAAGTTGGTTTTACAAATCTTGTTACTATGATTGTGGCACACGGGTACACAGGTGGTACGACAAAATATACCGTGTAGATTCTCAACACCTTTGCCCGAAGAGCTACTATGATTGATCCGTTTACAGCCCTGTCCGTAGCGAGTACTGCGGTATCCCAGATACAACAGCTACTGTCTGCAGGCAGAGATGCTTCGGCTGCTATGTCTAAGTTTGCTGGCGCTGTAAGTGATATTAACTACGCTGCTGAGAGAGCTAAGAATCCTAGTATATGGAAGACGCTAACTGGAAGTGCTGAATCTGAAGCCATAGAATTATTTACTGCACAGAAAAAAGTGCAGGATATGCGCCAACAGATAGAGACCATGATTGGTTATACTTATGGTGAAAAGGGTTTGGCTGAGTACAAAGAAACCCTACGTAGAGTTAAGAAACAACGAGAGGATACTGTCTACAGAAAGCAGAAGTTAAAGGAAGCTTTGTTATTGTGGACAGTTGGAGTCCTTGCTACGCTTGCTGGTACTGCTGGATTAGTGGCTGTAGTATATTTTCTTGGCATTCAGCAAGGAAAGTGGTAAGATGAAGATAACACCTGAATGGCTAGACAAGTGGCGCATCTGGCCTCGTATGATTATCACTCTGTATGGTCTTGCGTTTTATCAGACAACAAACTGGTTTATGAACCTATCTGATCCTACGAATGCTCAAGCTGGTTTTGTGTCTGTTGTAGTTGGAGCAGGTGCAGGTTTCTTTGGAATATATGTGAATGGCAGAAATACTCACACGATTAATCACACGTCTAACTCCACTGAGACTTCTACTCGTTCTAGTTCTAGTGAGTATGACCGCTAGTTGTTCTGCCATTAACCCATTGGGTTTTTTATCTGGTGGTACTAATGTAGCGGCAAATACACAACTAGGTAAAACAAATACACAAACACTTGGTACAACTAATAATACAGACGCAGGAATTAAAGCTACGGGTGATGTAGAAAATATCAACCAAGACTTCGACTCTGGTAACAAAGTAGCAACAGACAGAGTTGACAACCTTACCATTAATGAAATACCTGTTTGGGTTATTTTGCTTTTAATCTTAGGGTGGCTGCTACCAACTCCAACACAAATTGGGCAAGGAATTTTAAACTTGTTCCGTAGAAAAAAATAGGATACACTATGTCTAGACAACTTACAGATAAACAGAAAAAGTTCTTGGACGTTCTGTTTGAAGAGGCAGGAGGCGATGTTCCTACTGCTAAACGTCTTGCT